TACGTGGAGATCGGCAAGAAGAACGGCAAAAGCGAACTCGCCGCGGCGATTGCGCTGTACCTCCTCTTCGCGGACGGTGAGGCCGGGGCCGAGGTTTATTCCTGCGCCGCCGACATCAACCAGGCCAGCATCGTGTTCAACACGGCCCGCGCTATGGTGGAGCAGAGCAACGGCCTGAACAGTATTGCTAAAATCATCCCCTCCACCAAGCGGGTCACCTTCCCGCACACCAACAGCTTTTACCGGGTGCTGTCCTCCGAAACAAAAAGCAAGCAGGGTTTCAATGTATCAGGGCTAATTTTTGACGAGCTCTTTGCCCAGCAGACCCGCGAGCTGTTCGACACCATGACCAAGTACACCGGCGACGCCCGACGGCAACCCCTGTACTTCCTGATCACTACTGCCGGCCGCGACAAAACTTCCATCTGCTACGAAATCCACTGCAAGGCAAAGGCCGTGCTGGACGGCAGCAAGATTGATCCCTCTTTTTATCCCGCTGTTTTCGGGATCGAGGAGGGCGATGACTGGCGGGACGAGGCCGTGTGGCGGCGGGTAAACCCCTCCATCGGCGTGACCATCCCCTTCGAGGTGGTGCAGGCGGCCTACGAGCAGGCAGCGGAAAACCCTGCCGAGGAGATGCATTTCCGGCAATTCAGGCTCAATGAGTGGTGCAACGCCGACGTGCGCTGGCTGCCCATGGATCGCTGGGATTCCTGTGGTGCGGAGCACCTGCAAGTCTCCCTTCGGTCGTGTCGCCATACGGCGAGCTCCCCGCCTTCGGCGCTTGAAATGCATGATTTGCTGGAAGAGGAGTTAGAGGGCCGGGATTGTTATGCCGGATTGGACCTCTCTTCTACCACCGACCTGACCTCGCTGGTGCTGGTGTTCCCGCCTGCCGATGACGATACCAGGTACACCGTGCTGCCCTTCTTCTGGCTCCCGGAGGATGTGATCGACCTGCGCAGCCGCCGCGACCATGTACCTTATGCCGTCTGGAAAAAGGCGGGCCTGTTCAATACAACGGAGGGCAACGTGGTGGACTATGACGTTATCGTGGCCTTCATCGTCAAGCTGGCCGCGCGCTTCCGCATCCGGGAGATCGCCTACGATCGCTACGGGGCAGAGAAAATCCGGCGCGACCTGGAGGAGCTAGGCGCGGAGCACGCGTTTTCCGTTTTCCCGTTCGGCCAGGGTTTCATTTCGATGTCGCCGCCAAGCAAGGATTTCTATCAGTTTGTGATGGAGGGCAAAATGCGCCACGGTCGGCACCCGGTCCTCGACTGGAACCTTGCCAACGTGATTGTCGACGAGGACCCCGCAGGCAACATCAAGCCCAACAAGCGCAGGTCGACAGAAAAAATAGACGGGGCCGTCGCGCTGATCATGGGCCTGGCGCGCGCCACGCTGCAGGCGGCCGTGCCCGCCGGGAGCGTCTATGACCGTGAAGAAAGGGGGATTTTGTTTATATGAACATTTTCAAAGCCATGTTCCGCTCCCGCGACAAGCCCAGCAACCAGCTGGGCGGGGACGTATGCTTCCCCTGGGGCGGCACGATCTCCGGCAAGGTGGTCAACGAGCAGACGGCCATGACCGTCACCGCTGTTTACGCCTGCGTGCGCATTTTGGCCGAAGCCATCGCGGGCCTGCCGCTGCACGTATACCGCTACAAGCCGGACGGCGGCAAGGAACGCGATGTCAACCACCCGCTGTTCCGTCTGCTCCACGATGCCCCCAACCCCGAGATGACCAGTTTTGTCTTTAGGGAAACCCTGATGGCGCACCTGCTCCTGCACGGCAACGCCTACGCGCAAATCATCCGGGACGGCCACGGGCGGGTGCTGGCGCTGTACCCGCTGCTGCCCGGCCGCATGCGGGTCAGCCGGGATAAGCGGACCGGGCAGATCGTCTACTCCTACACAAAGGACGAAGGCCCTGCGGTCCCCCTGTCCAAAGACGATGTCCTGCACATCCCCGGCCTGGGATTTGACGGCTTGATCGGTTATTCGCCCATCGCCATGGCCAAGAACGCAATCGGCATGGCCCTCGCAACAGAGGAGTACGGGGCTGCCTTTTTCGCCAACGGCGCCAACCCCGGCGGCGTGCTCGAACACCCCGGCGTGATCAAGGATGTGCAGCGCGTCAAGGACAGCTGGAACGCGGGCTACCGAGGCAGCGGCAGCGCCCATAAGATCGCCCTGCTGGAGGACGGCATGAAATTCCATGCTATCGGTATCCCCCCGGAGCAGGCGCAGTTCCTCGAAACACGCAAATTTCAGATCACGGAAATCGCCCGGATTTTCAGGGTGCCGCCGCACATGCTTGCCGACCTGGAGCGCGCCACGTTCAGTAATATAGAGCACCAGAGCCTGGAGTTCGTAAAATATTGCCTGAACCCGTGGGTGGTCCGCTGGGAGCAGGCTCTCATGCAGGCCCTGCTGTTGCCGGGCGAAAAGGCCGGGTATTTCATCCGCTTCAACATGGAGGGCCTGCTGCGCGGGGATTTCAAGAGCCGGACCGAGGGCTACGCCACCGGGCGGCAGAACGGCTGGCTGTCGGCCAACGACATCCGCGAACTGGAGGACATGAACCGTATCCCGGTTGACGAGGGAGGCGACGCCTATCTCGTCAACGGGAACATGTGCGCCCTGAATGTAGCCGCAAAACGCGGTTACAGCGGGCAAAATGGAATCCTGCCTTGAGCAAGCAGTAGGGAAAGTATCACGGCGCGAAAGCGCCAACCTATCATCCCACGACTTATCCTGAAGGGAAACTGGATGGGGAGTGTAGCATGCCGTTGCCGGGACTCCGGCAGGCGCCAGGCGGAGAGTAAAGCGTCATGAAATTTGCCAGGCGTGGGGATGAAAATTCAAGTATGAGGATGGAAGCTGAATTGCCTGAACGACAGCCAGAGCCAGCGACCACGTTCGCGCTCATGCGAAAGACGATGAAACGCATGAATTTCCGGCACGAACGGTTCATGTTACGTTGCGTGCGCGATACTCGGAAATGGGCATCCTTGGGATCAAGGAAAATGGCGAAAATCGCATCCGACAACTTGAAACGCTCACGTTCCTTTTGTCTAACAGGGGATCAACCTAAACCCGGCGGAGGCCGGGCATGGAGACACAGCTCTCATAGTAGTCCGGGAACCCTGAATTGACAGGGAAGGCCGTAAAACGGATGCGGGAAAGCCGCTCACATGGCGAAGGGGAGCAGTTTACCTCTTAATACAAGGAAAGGATGGTGCGGAGGCATCATGAGGAGTCCAACCGACGTATTAAGTCATCTACACGGAAAAGCACAGGACAAAACGTACAGGTTCCAACGGTTATACAGGAACCTGTACAACCCGGAGTTTTATCTGCTGGCCTATCGTAATATTTACGCAAACGATGGGAGCATGACCCCGGGGGTGGATGGCACCACAATGGATGGCATGGGAGCGAAGCGCGTAGCGAGGATTATCACCGCTCTGCGCAATGAAAGCTACCAACCTAGGCCGGCACGGCGGAAATACATCGAAAAGCAGAACAATTCCAAAAAGAAGCGCCCGCTTGGAATATTGTCAGGTGACGACAAGCTGGTGCAGGAAGTAGTCCGTATGCTGCTGGAATCCATTTATGAACCCGTATTCTCGCGACATTCCCATGGTTTCAGGCCCAACAAAAGCTGCCACACGGCCCTGCTTGAACTCCAATACACCGGCACCGGGAGCAACTGGTTTATCGAAGGCGACATTACAGCTTGTTTCGACTCGTTTGAACACCATACCCTGATTGAGCTTCTGCGGCGGCGCATAGACGATGAAAAATTCATCGCGCTAATGTGGAAATTCCTCAAGGCCGGGTATATGGAGCAATGGAGATATTATGACACATTCACCGGCACCCCGCAAGGCTCCGGCATGAGCCCAATCCTTGCAAATATATATCTCCACGAACTGGATACCTTTCTCGAAGAATACCAAACGAGCTGCTCCGCAGAAAACAGTAAATATCGCAAGGTAAACCCGGAATACAGCAGAGCCGCATCGGTAGTCCAGCGCTATAAGGCGAGGCTTGAACCCATATGGGATCAACTGAGCGCGGAAGAGAAAAAGCATCACGCAAAAACCCTGCGCGCTCTAAAAATGGAAACACGAACGATTCCGTCACGTAAGTTCCGCGATACAACATTCAAGAAAATAGAGTTTGTGCGCTACGCCGACGATTTTCTTGTGTGTTTGACCGGGAGCAAGGCAGATGCTTTACATCTAAAAGCGGAATTAAGCGCGTTTCTGTCAAGCAAGCTCCACTTAACCCTGTCGGAGGAAAAGACCAAAATCACCCATACGTCCGGGTGCGCCAGGTTTTTAGGCTATGACATCACCGTAACGCGCAGCCAGGACACGAAAAGAGATAAAAACGGGAACGCCCGGCGGGTACACAGCGGCAATGTATTATTATACGTTCCGCATGAAAAGTGGGCTTCAAAACTCATCGCGTACAAAGCAATACGGGTTGCCAAGGACAAAAACGGCAAAGACCACTACCGCGCCTTACACCGCAAAGAACTGATCTGCCGCCCTGACATTGACATACTCCGCAAATATGACGCCGAGGTGCGCGGGATGTATGAGTATTACAGCATCGCAAACAACGCATCTGTAATCGGCCACTTCGGAAGTTTAATGAAATGGAGTATGCTCAAAACATTTGCCGCCAAATACCGCACAAAAACGAAAGACATTAAAGAGCGGTATATCATAAACGGCAAATTCACAGTTTCCTACAAAACGAAAGCAGGCATGAAACAGGCCGGATTTTACAGCGGCGGGTACGAGCGTAAAAAACGACCCTCACCGTGGGTAGATACGCCCATCATAACCCATGCGTATACCAAAGGTATGCAGCTGTCTGGCAGAATCCGCGCTGGCATCTGCGAACTATGCGGCGCAACCTGCGACGTGGAAATGCACCAAGTAAAGAAACTGAAAAACCTGAAAGGCAGACTGTTATGGGAACAGATCATGATCAGTAAAAGGCGTAAAACTCTTGCTGTTTGTCCAAAATGCCACGATAACATCCACCTGTCCAAAGGCTAAGCCGTGGGAGTACGGGTAAATGGAGAGCCGGATACGCTGAGAGGCGTCCGTCCGGTTCGGGAGGGAGTGCTGCTATATCGCCCCGCGCGGTATAGCGGTGCTTACCTCATGATAAGCATCACGACCGCCATGCAAAGCACGGGCTTGAGGAGGACCGCAAATGAGCCAGAAGAATGACCGCTGCGCCAAATGCGGCGCGGAACTCACCACCCAGCGATTCCCCATCGGCTACTCCGTGGCCTGCCCGAAAGCCGAGTGCCGCGGCAACGGTGATGATCTCATTTATCACCTTACCCCGGAGGCAGCAGAGAAATATTTCAGAGAGAGGAGAAAAACCAAGTGAATAAGCCTTTTTGGGCGTGGACGCGGGATGCCGGGAGCGGCGGCCGCGTCCTTTCCATTGACGGCGTGATCGCCGAGGAGTGCTGGTTCGACGATGATGTCACCCCCGCCGCCTTCCGCGCCGAGCTTTTCGCCGGCGACGGCGATGTCACG